TATTTTCTCAATCTTTTATGTCATTTATATTTCCCGATACAACCGCTACACGAGAATATTACTTTTTTTACGATTGGTTGAAATTAAAAACCAAATATGAGTATAAATTACTCTATCCTGTAAGAAGAATTTATGATTCTAAATTATATGTTTCAAAAGGGATACAAAAAGATTTAAATCAGAGTGATGTACTTATATCATACTCTTCATTTACTGATTCAAACCACTATGTAATGAAACATCAATACGAAAAAGATTACGCAGAGTTTTTAAAATTACCAAACCTTAGAAGATTAGAAAAACGAGGATACAATATAGAGGACTTTGGTGGTGAGTGGATGAGAAATAATATGGAAGAAGGTATGTGGAAAATGTTTGGTATTGCTGAAGTTAATCTTATTCATGAAAATCCCATGGTACAATGTTTCTCTGAAAAGGTAATATGTCATATACTAGCAGGTAAGTTATTTATAGATGTACATTATAGAACTATTCAAAAGATACATAAAGTAATAGAACTACTTGGATATGATGTTCCAAATTATCCTCTACCAGAATATGATGATATAACAAACATCACACCATGGTTACGAGAACAAATGGATGATGAAGAAAAATGGAACAAACTTAAAACTGAATTACGTTCATGGCTAGAATATGTTAGAAAATGCTTTCTTAAATCCACAAATACTAAAAATAGTTTATTAGAATATTTTGTACCCAAATTACCCAATAATATTATCTAATATATTTATATACTACACCTATTATTAAAGATATGAAAAATTTTATACTATCACTCTTAGTACTTACAATCTCTTGTACTACTGAAGCACAAACAATACCAACAACTTCTAAACCACAAGATTTAAGAGAATCGGTAATTATTGAAACCGATATATTCACAGTAAATTATTCAGAAGTTTTAGAACAACCTCTTTGGGTAGAATATACAGTTCAGTGTCCATTGCCTGGTGCTGATAGAGGTTCGATGGATTTTTGGGAACCACAAGATGTTCATACTTCTGATGATGATGACTACAAATATAATGTATGGGATAAAGGACATATAGCACCAGCAGCAGCATTTAACTGTACATCTGAAATGTTGAGAAAAACTTTTAATTTTCTAAATTGTGCACTTCAATATGATTCTTTGAATCGTGGAGTGTGGAATCATTTAGAAGAATTTGAAAGAAACCTTGCAAACTTTTTTGAGGTACGAGTTAGGGTAGATATTTTATTTGAGGGGGAACTTGAAAAACTAAGTAGTGGTGCTACTGTACCGAGTGGATTTCGAAAAACAATTACCTTTGGAGATAGAGAAATTGTATTTGAATTTCCTAACGAAGATACAAGTGGTACATATTGGATGGATTATTTAGTTACGGAGTAATATTTATATAATATGAATCATCAGAAATTATTAGATAAACTACTAAGAGAATTAGCTACAAAAGTTGGTATCGTTAATATACACGATAAAGACCAACAATACCTTATATCAGAAATTTTAACAGAGTGGGGTGAGTTTAAGGCAAAGAAACTAATTTTTAATTTTCTAAACGAAGCTCCTGGTGATAATAAAAATGATGATAGATATAAATCTATTGGGTATGGTAGATATAAGTTAAAAGGTAAAGAAGATGAAAACGACCCAACTTACGAAAAAGATGATAAAGGTAACTATGTAAAGTTATCTCAAGATAATTCTGAAGGTGGTGATGGAGACACTAAACAAGAACCACCACAAGGACAGGGATTAAATTCTAAAACTAAAGGTGGGCAAGATTATAAATCCAAATTACCAAAAGGAGACCCGGCTTCCACTAAAAAAGAAAAAAATAAAGATACTACTCCAAAAGGTAATGGGTATGTGGGTTCTAAAAACAAAACTCTAAGAGATGTACAACCAACTCAATCTGAAGAATACAATAGGGACTTAGAACCATCTGATGATGAATTTAATGAAAGAAATAAAAATAATGCTAATCCAACACCACCGGAACCAATTAATTTAGAAGGTATTGTTAGCAACCCAAAGTTTCCAAAACGATATATCAAAGTTTTGGAAAGAATGGTTAATAGTAGATACACTAATGAAACTAAAAAATGGGAACATTTTTCGGATATATCAGGTGGAGCTGGTTTATCTCCCGCACAAGCTGGAGAATTAATGACAATGATGGGTTCTACTATGAGTGATGAGGAGTGGGATACTTTCAAAACAAAAATATTAGAACATGAAGCTGAATTAAAAAATAACCACAAGGATGTTTTTATGAAGAAAAACAAAAAAGGTGGATATGTTGATAATCCTGGTTCAAGAATTGTAGATTCGACTTGGGTAAAAGCAGCTGATAATAACAGAAAGATTATATTTGCTAGATTGAAAAAACAATATGGTGAAGAAACTGAAGTTGTTTCTTCGGCATGGGATACTCAAAAAGAAGTTGAAGCAATGGGAATGGAAAATTACAACGAAAATAAAGGATTTTCCACCGATATGTACCTTAGAGTTAAAAAACCAAATGGTGAAGAGGTGTTAGATGAGATATCTTTAAAAAAATCTAAAAATGTAAACTTCTTGAATTCTGGAGCTGGTCAATTTAAAGAATGGTTAGGTGATGATTTACCTGATAACTTAAATCAGAACGTATATAGAGATAAACAAAGAGAAAATTTAGTTGCAAGTGGTAACGCTTTAAAGGATGATATTAAAAAATTATTAGAATCAGATTCGCCAGAAGCTAAATCTTTGAAAGATTTTTATAAAAGAAAGAAAATTGATTTTGAACAAGCCTTATCTGATATGGAAAATGGTAAAGGTAGTAGAGATAAATCTAACGTAGTATTGAAATCTATACAATCTCTCGCTGATTGGCCAACGTGGGGTAAGCCGGGTGATAAAGGGCCTAAAGAAACTGGTAACTCAAGAGCTATACAACATTTAAGAAATGTATCAGAGCAACAAGATACGTTTGTAAATGATTCAATTGATGCTATCGCTAACAATCCTAAAATGACTGAAGGTATGTTACAAACTATTAAAGAAGAGTTTCCATTAAAAGCAGTATCTGAAGGAGAAGAAACCATGGCAATTGGAGATATGTCTTTGGATAAAGAAACTATGGTGGAAATATTTGGTACATCTAATTATGATGATATTAAAGAAAAATTAGTTTCAGAGCCAGGTCCACCACCATTTTTAGGATATCAAGCAAATGTTAGTGATGAGATTATACCAATAGCAGAAGTGAGTATTAGAGAAGATGGTGTTGGGTATGGTGGACAAATGAAATTTGAAATGAAATTAGATAAACGATTCGCAGATACTTTAAAAGATGCTACTGAATCTATTTACTCAAAATAACAAAATTACTTTTATTTATAATCTATCTAAATCTTTCCTTTAAGTATTTTATATTTATATAGGAACGCACATAAGATAGGAAAAGATTAATGCAAACACAGTTACTCTGTACATTCACGAGTAAAGAGAAACTTCAAAATACCCTACAACTTATAAGAGAAACCTACAATATAGTTTACAACTATATCTATGTTCTTCAAAATAAGGGTAATTTGGATGAACTTTTTGTTACCTACAATATAGATACCACAAAGAGACCAGAAAGACCTTTGGAGGATACTATATTAGTACATCGTAAAAAACAATCAAATACTCTTTATACCATAAACGCTCTCAACGAATTGGTTAAGGAAGAGAATGGTGGTGTATTAGGTAAATCGTTTTCTATCGATTGGGATAAATTCAAAAATTCTATAATTGTTACCAACGTAGAAGGAACAAAGAAAATCTCTACCAGAATCTTCGAAGTTATAGAATTTAATCAAAAATAATTCACTTTTTATTTGGTAAACTCATATTTTTTTCGTATATTTACTATGTAAATGATTGAGATATGACTAGAAACGATATTCAAAAAGTAACTGAAAAAGTTTACAACAAGGTTATCAAAATATATGGTGAATCTAATCACCATGATACTCTTCCTTATGTGGCAATAGAAGATACTCCTTACTCAGATGAGGATGTTCCAAAAGAACTTTATGGTGAATATTGTTCTATGTTAAATGAAATTACTTTATATTGGAAAAATATTCCATCTCTTGAAGTATTGATTCGTACATTAGTTCATGAATACCAACACTATTTACAATCTCCATCTTGGATGACACGATATTACAAAATGGGATACGATTACAACAATCACCCATATGAAGTTGCTGCTTTCAACGAAGAAGAAAAATGGTTCGATTTCTTAGATGAATCATTAACTTCAAATTATATGGATAAAGAAAGTGTTTTAAAACTCAGTAAAATAAAAAAATAATTCCAAAAGTTTGGTATTATAAAAATAATTTCGTATATTTGTATCAAATAAATTATAAAAGGTTATATGGCAAAAAATACTAAAACACCCAGAGTGGTGAAAAAGACAACAAAAAATCACAAACTAAATTTCAAAGCACCTGATGAGGTGGAATACTCTGTAATTAAATACGATAATCCAGATATTGTAGAGAAGATGGAAAAGGAGTGGCCTGAGATGACTGATGAATTCAAACGTATTATGTTTACTCAGTATGAACTTTTCTGTAAGAAACAAGCAAATTACGGACCAGATAATATATCAGTTGGTACTAATTTATCTACCGATGATGATGTTAAAATATCACTTACAGGTCTTTGGTTTAGAATGAATGATAAGATTCAAAGATTAAAACAAATGGTGGTGCAAGGTAAGAAAGATGAGGTTGGAGAAGCAATCGAAGATTCATACCAAGACCTATCTGTTTATGGAATTATAGCACAGATTGTGAACAATAAAAAGTGGGGAAAATAAACCGAATTTCGAGAAGATTTTTCGGTGGTTTTTTCGATTTTCGTATATTTATATATAGTAAAACACACACCGATAAAACATTAATTATTAACATTTAAAGAGGTAAAATTATGGCTTTAGACATTAACGCAATCAGAGGTAGACTGAACAAACTACAAAACACACAACGTAAAACTGATGCACTTTGGAAACCAACACCAGGTAAACATCAAGTAAGAATCGTTCCTTACAAGTTCAATCAAGATAATCCTTTCATCGAACTTTACTTCCACTACAACATTAACAACAAAACTTATCTTTCACCACAATCTTTTGGTAGACCTGACCCTATTGTAGAGTTTGCTGATAAACTAAAACGAATGGGTGATAAAGATGATTGGAAAGCAGCGAAAGCTATGGAACCAAAACTTCGTACTTTTGTACCTGTAATCGTTCGTGGTGAAGAAGGTGAAGGTGTACGTTTTTGGGGATTTGGTAAAACTGTATATCAAGAAATCCTTGGTTACATTGCTGACCCCGATTATGGTGATATTACAGACCCTACAAGTGGTAGAGATTTAACTATTGAGTACAAATCAGCAGAAGAAGCTGGTACATCATATCCAACTACTACTATTCGAGTAAAACCATCACAATCTAACTTGAGTGAAGATTCTCAACGAGCAACTAACTTCTTAGAGAACCAAACTGAAATTACAGACCTTTACTCAGAGTTATCTTATGATGAATTAAAAGGAGTGTTGGAAGGTTGGTTAAATCCAACTAACGAAGAAGGAAATGAAGAAGAATCAGTTTCACAAGAAACTCTTTCTACATCAACACAACCTGCAGCTGAAGCAACTTCAGCTCCTCAACCAACACAACAAGCAGCTCCATCTAAGAAAACTGAAGATGTAGCAGCAGCATTTGATGATTTATTCAACAACTAAACCAAACTAAATGGCAAAGAAGAAAGAAGTGGATTTGGCAGATATCCTTGCCGAATCTTTAAACAAACAATCCAAGGATAATAAAGTTGCATTTTTCTTAGATGATGACGGTGCACCTACGAATGTAGATGGATGGGTATCGACTGGATGTGCAATGTTGGATGTTGCAATTTCTAACCGCCCTTATGGTGGATTGCCAGTTGGTAGAATTGTTGAGGTAACTGGTTTAGAACAATCAGGTAAATCACTCGTATCGGCTCACCTCCTTGCTGAAACTCAAAAGCAAGGTGGTGTTGCTGTACTAATTGATACTGAAACGGCAGTAAGTAGAGAATTTTTGGAAGCTATCGGTGTGGATGTTTCAAAATTACTTTATGTATCTGCAGATTCAGTAGAACAAATCTTTGATATGACCGAAACTATTATTGAAAAGGTTCGAGAAACATCAAAAGATAGATTAGTAACTATCGTTACAGATTCAGTTGCAGCAGCTTCTACAAAAGCTGAACTTGCTTCTGATTATGGTAAAGATGGATACGCTACTGATAAGGCAATCATCATCTCTAAGGCGATGAGAAAAATTACCAATATGATTGGTAGACAAAAAATCTTATTAGTTTACACTAACCAACTTCGTCAGAAGATGAATGCGATGCCATTCGGTGACCCATGGACTACAAGTGGTGGTAAAGCTCTTGCTTTCCACGCATCTGTACGTTTAAGATTAAAAGGTACCGGACAAATCAAAATGAAGGTTAATGGAAACGATAAGATTGTTGGAATGAAAGTTCGAGCACAAGTTGTTAAAAACAGAATGGGACCACCACTACGTTCAACTGATTTTGAAATTTACTTTGATAGAGGAATCGATAACTTCGGTTCTTGGTTAAAGGCAATGAAAGAAGAAAAGATAGTTAAACAAGCAGGTGCATGGTACACTTATGTTGATATCGAAACTGGTGAAGAAATTAAATTCCAATCTAAAGATTTCATCGAATTGATGGAAGAACGTGATGATTTGAGAGAACAGATTTATAAACGAATTTGTGAAGCTCAGATTCTTCAATACAAATCAGATACATTAGATATCGATAATATGGAAGTCGATAATAATGGTGTAATTCAAGAATAATTCAATATGAGTAAATTAGTTACAATGTTGAGAGCAAGTGCCGAAGCTGATAAAGCCAAGGCACTTCTATCTCTCGATTTATTAGATGGGAAGGCTGTTGGTATCGGTGACCATTCTACTGAAGATTTCTACAAAAACGCTGAAGAAGCACTAGAACTTTTATCAGGCGCAATTGATAGATTAGAAGCATTAGAATATTACGAAAATCAAACAACCAATAAAGAACTCCTTACATGAAGGAACTCTACAAAAACATTTTAGATTCGGTTGAGAAAGACCGAGACCAGAATATCAATAGACACAAGAATTCTCGTGTATTAATTATTGATGGTCTAAATACATTCATCAGATGTTGGTCATCCATTCC